CCATTACAATGGAAGTTTGTTTATAAGTTAGCAGAAGCAGCTGAAAGAGTTTATGTTGCTGGAGATGATGACCAAGCAATCTATGAATGGAATGGCGCCTTGGTCAAAATATTTCAAGAGTTCCCTGGTCGAAAAGTTGTGTTAAAATATTCACACAGATTAAATAAACAAATACATTCTTTTGCAAAACTTATACGTACTAAGATTAAAAACACAGAAGAGAAAGAATTTAATTGTGGTTTAGGAGAAGGGAATGTGATGTTGTTTAAGAAGTTTCAAGAAATACCTTTTCATGCATTTACCGGTAAATGGTATATTTTAGCTAGAATAAGAGAATGTGTAAAAGAGCTCACAGATGAAGCTCAGAAGATTGGTTTATACTATGAGAATGTAAAAGGTAAAAAATCCTTTGATATTTATCAATATAAAGCGATTAAGATATGGACTGATTTAATAGGCGGCAGAGCCATCACCAAAGACGATGCAGTGCTTTGTTATGAATATATACAAGAAATAGCTAGGGGTTATAGGAAGTTAGATTCAAAAGCTTGGTTAGAAATAGATCCCAACTATTTAATGGACTTTGAGACACTACAGGTAGTGGGTGGGTTAGAGACTACTAAAAAGAAAGAGCCTTGGTATGATGCTTTTAATAGGAAATTTAGCGATTCTCAGAAAAGATACTTTTTTAAGATGGAGAAGTTAAATATTGATTTGAATACGAAGGCGAATATTATAATAGATACTATTCACCAGGTCAAAGGGGGTGAGGCTGAAAATGTGGTTTTATATGCTAAAACAAACTGGCCTTCGGACTTTGATGGTAAAAACTTAGATGCAAAATCAAATGAAGCGAGAGTTTGGTACACAGGCAGCACACGATCAAAAAAGAATTTGTTTCTACTTGGAACTACACACAAATATAGTTTCCCTTTAGCGCAAATATATAATACTTACATGGAGAACATAAATGAGCAATAAAACATTTTTTAAGCAGGTAGGAGGCCGACATTATCGATCTATGAAGGTGCAGCCTTCTGTATTTATAAATAAAAATAATTTGCCATTCGCAGAAGGCAATGCAATTAAATATATTTGTAGACATAAATTAAAAGGTAAAAAAGAAGATATATTAAAAGCAATTCATTATTTAGAAATGATTTTAGAAAGAGATTATTCATGAGCCACCAATTAAATTTTATATTTCAAAAAGGTGATTGGACTACACCAAAGTCTTTTCCTGATTTATCTAACGAAAAATCTATAGCAATCGATTTAGAAACACGAGATCCAAACTTAAAAACTTTAGGTTCAGGTTGGACAAGGAAAGATGGAGAGATTGTAGGGATCGCGGTAGCCACGCCAAATTTTAATGGGTACTTTCCAATTGGTCATGACGTAGGTGGTAATATGGATCGTAATATGGTCCTTAATTGGTTTAAAGATGTTTGTAAGACACCTGGAAACAAAATATTTCATAATGCAAGTTATGATTTAGGTTGGATTAAATCTTATGGATATCAAGTGAATGGTACACTAATCGATACGATGATTGCAGCTGCAATTGTAGATGAGAATAAATTTTCATACAGCTTAAATAACTTGGCGAGAGATTATCTTGGTAAGATGAAAGCAGAAACAGAACTTAAAGAAAGAGCAGATGAATGGGGATTAGACGCGAAAGCCGATCTATGGAAGTTACCTGCACAGTATGTTGGTTTCTATGCTGAACAAGATGCTCAATTAACTTTAGAGTTATGGCAGAGATTAGATTGGGAAATTAGAAGTCAATCTTTAGATGATATTTGGAAACTTGAAATGAATTTATTACCAGAAGTAATTAAGATGCGAGAGCACGGGGTAAGGGTTGATTTAGAAGGTGCTGATAAATTAAAGAAGAGATTTATAATTAGAGAAAAAGAATTACTTAAAAAAGTAAAAGATATGACATCTTTAGATGTGGATGTTTGGGCTTCAAGATCGGTTGCAGCAGCCTTTGATAGACTCGGAATTAAGTATCCATTAACTGAAAAAACAGAAGAACCTAGTTTTACAGCTAACTGGTTAGAAAACTGTAAAGAACCACTTGCAAAATTAATTAAAGAAATAAGAGAGGTTAATAAATTTTACAGTGCTTTTATTGATTCTATAATTAGACATGCACACAAAGGAAGAATACATGCAGAGATAAATCAATTAAGAGGTACAGGTGGTGGAACTGTTACAGGTCGTCTTTCTTATTCTTCACCTAATTTACAACAGATTCCAGCAAGAAATAAGGAATTAGGACCTTTAATTGGGGCATTATTCCTGCCTGATGAAGGTTGTAGATGGGGGTCTTTTGACTATTCTCAACAGGAACCTAGATTAGTAGTGCATTTTGCTTCACTAATTGGAGAGGGTTATGCAGGTACACAAGAATTAATTAAAGCATACGAACAAGAAGATGCTGACTTTCACCAAACGGTTGCTGAGATGGCAAACATACCAAGAGCACAAGCTAAAACAATTAACTTAGGTTTGTTTTATGGAATGGGTATTAACAAACTTTCTAGGGAACTAGGTATTTCATACGAAGATGCACAAAGTATTTTACAAGAATATAATAAAAGAGTTCCTTTTGTTAAAAAATTATCAGAAAAATGTATTGAGGTTGCTGACAAGGTCGGTTTTGTAAGAACTTTAAAAGGAAGAAGATGTAGATTTAATTTGTGGGAACCAATTACATTTGGCTTACACAAAGCTATGACTGAACAAGACGCAACACTTCAGTTTGGAAGAAAAGGAATTAGAAGAGCGATGACATATAAATCTTTAAATAGACTTATACAAGGTTCAGCTGCAGATCAAACAAAACAGGCTATGGTTGATTGCAGTGCCAATGGACACAGACCGCTGCTGCAAATACATGATGAACTTTGTTTTAATATTCACAAAGATGAAGATATTAAAGTAATTAAAGATTCAATGGAGAATTGTTGCAAACTAACCGTTCCTAGTAAAGTAGATGTGGAGATTGGAGATAACTGGGGTAATGCAAAATAAAGAAACAGATAAAAACTTAGAGCAATTAATAGAAGCAGTAAAGAAAAGAGGAGTAAAGTGCCAAATATGTGGCTATATTCCTAAATATAAGGAAGAATTCCAATTAACACTTGTAAATGATAAACTCACTTGTATTAAATGTGAGGAATAATGAAATTAGAAGATATAAAAGCTAATGTTGGTGTTTGTCCTGAATGCAATCATTTTTCTTCATTTATGGAAACTAAAAAGAAAAACATTTACACTTGTCATATTTGTCTTAAAAAAGTTGAGCAATACATAAATGGTAAAGTCATTTACAAAACAATAACAATTCCTGGAATAGAAATAGCGGAATAGTTTAGAGCAAAGAATAGCTTAGCTGAAATTACAGTTTTTTATATTTTAGGCCTACTTAACTAGTTATATCAGAATATTCTTGTAATAACTCAGCTTTAGCAGCCATTGCAGAAAGTTCTCTCATTTGAAGTCTTACTTTCTTCAATTCAAGATCGATCCATTTCATTTCAACAATCTCTGCACCGTTATCTAGATACAACTGGTTCCACTTGGATTCCAAGTTCATCTTTTTCAGTAATAGAGACTGTAACGTTTCTATCGTCATTTACTTCTTCATAAGTTATAAAGACTTTAGAAGGAGAATAAGTTATTTCTTTTTCGCTTCTCCAATTTCTTCCGTCTTTGGTTAACTCTTTTATGAAATTATCTTTAGCCTGTTCGTCATTGTCTGCCTTGACATCTAAAGTTATTCGTTGTCCTGCATATTTAGCAATTAAACGATATAATTTCATAGGATAATAAATACCTTAAAAATCAAAGGTTTGCAATAGTTTTGTCAATGGGGGTAAATAAAGTTTGACTTACCTACTTAAATTGATAAGATTATCCCATAAAATCATAACAAATAGGATGAAAAATGAACGATCAAAAAAACGATAAAAAGAAGTTTAAGGCATATAGACCTACTTTTGAACCCGAAAAGTTTAAAAATAAATGGGAAGCAAAAGTAACTTATATGTTATTAAACGGGCTAGC